CGAGGAATTGTGCCGCCTTCAACTCATCAACCGTGGCCGTACCCGATCTGGGTTCCGCTATGTCACTCGTGGCAAGCGGATGAGTGGTGATATGAACACCGCGCTCGGCAACTGTCTTTTGATGATCATCATGGTCCATGCCTGCTGTACACATCTGGGCATGTCTTTTGACCTTTTGGATGATGGCGATGACTGCATCGTCTTACTCGAGCGTGAGTTCGTAGCAAAGTTTGTAGCAGAGGCTCCTTCAGTCTTTCTTAGCTTTGGACACGAAATCAAGCTTGAGCAAATTTGTGACGAATTCCCCCGTGTTTCTTGGTGTCAAAGTTCGCCGATCGAGATTGTGTCAGGTCACTGGAAGTTTGTGCGTGATCCTTTTAAATGCATGTCCTGTGACCTCATCGGTCCAAAGTGGCGAGGTTCTGTTCAAACCCGCCGACGGTTATTATCGTCGATTGGTATTTGTGAATTGGTCTTGAACCTAGGTGTTCCCGTTCTGCAAAATTACGCGCTGGCATTGTTGCGTGCGAGTTCAGGTGCTCGTCCCTTTGACAAAGGTGACTTCTTTGCATCCTCGCTTGCCCTGCGCCTCAAGCGTGAATTAAAGTCTCTTCCTTGGGAGGTGAGACTTTGTGAGTTCAACCTTGAGAAACTTCGGAAGATCAACCCTCAGCCGATCACCGAAGAGGCTAGGCTCTCTTTCCAACGTGCGTTCGACGTGTCTGTGGATGAGCAGCTGTCCCTTGAACAGCAACTCGATCAGTGGACAATTTCCCTTGTGGGTGACGTGTTTCAGTTCAATTCGTGGGATCCAACGACTGGACTTGATTTTCGGGTTTTCAAGCCCGAACGTTACCTCTAGGGATGTCATCCCAATCCAACAACAGTCGGAATCCGCAAGCGTCAACCTCTGGACGCAAGCGACGAAATGCAAGGAGGAAAGAGCGCCGGCAAGCCCGGCAACAACAAGACAATTCCATGGCTATCGTCCCCTGGAATTCGGCTCAAACCAGGACGACTCTCGCACCCCGAGCGATTGGTAAACTCAATCGCACTGGTGGTCCTACTATTCAATCTCGGCGAAGCAAGAACTGCTCCATTGTTTTCAGCCATCGTGAGTACTTCACTGATGTGGTATCTTCTGGAAACCAGTTCCTGTCCGTCATCTCATTTGCGATCAATCCAGGTCGTCAGAATGTGTTTCCTATGCTTCAATCTGTGGCTCTCTCTTTCGAGACCTATAGATTCAATCGTTTGTCTTTCGAATACATTCCGCGATGCTCTACGGCTTCTACTGGATCTTTTGGGATGATGATTGACTTTGATGCCTCAGATGCCCCTGCTGCATCTGAGCGTGAGGTTCTTGCTGTGCAAGGTGCCGTTGATTGTTCTGTCTGGCAGAACGTGATCTACCATGCTCCAAAAGATGCTTTGACTGGCC